CGCTTTCAAGGCCCACGTCGAAGTGCAAATGCTGCACGATGTTCACGCCCTGTGAATTGTCGTTAGATGGCAGCCGGTCATTGGGGACAATGCCACCAGAGGAGCCGGGAACAAAAATTTCTGGGCCTTTCTCACCAACGAGGTAGGGAGTGCCGCCTGTCACCGGGCCGCCCTTGGCCTTGCCGCCGCCGAACAACCCGCTGAATATCCCTCCGCCGCCGCCAAGACCGTCGAAGATTCCATTTATCAGCGGCTTGATCACCTGCAAGCGCATGAACTCGGAGATCATCTCATTGACCGCCTGCTTCACTACATTGCCCATCTGGCCAAATATGTTGCCGGACAGCCAATCAATCTCTGAGAGACGATACTCTAGGTCTTCCATGGCACGGGCCATGGCCCCTTCAAGTGTATCAGCCGTGAGTAAAGCATCTTGCTGCATCCGCGCCATAGCTGCGTTATAGGCGTCTATCCCTATCGCGCCGTTGTTGTATAGTTCGTTGAGCTCATCAACTTGCTGCTGGAGAGCATAGGCGGGGTCAAGGCTGAGACGCAGAGCCTCCGCCTTGTCAGCCAGGGCATCGTTATATGCCTGAATTGCCGCCGCATTCTTATTGTAAATCTCGGCTTCGTAGTTCGTTGCGTGAATGTTATTGACGCCCAACTGAACAAGATCCGCCGCCGTCTCATCGGCTAGGCTATTACCGCCGTCGCCGCCACCCGCAGGGTTGTTCTTGGCAGCACGCAAATCCTCAATACGCGCAATAAGGGTTTCCAACGCTGTAATTTCCGCGTTGATGCTCTCGATCAGGCCATCTTTATTGACCGGCCTTCTGCCGCCAATCTTGAAGTCACCGCTCTCTACACTAGATAAACGAGCGCGTTGCCTTGCCAGTTCCTCGCGTGCCCGGCGCATGGCGATATCGGGGTCTTGTGACTCCAGCGCACCCAAACGTGCCCGGATAGCCCTTGCCCTACGAGCATCAGGATTCTCGCGCCCACCTGTGCCTTGTGGGTTCAGTGTTTTAAGCTCAGCCCGCAGTGCAGCGGCTTCTGCTCGCGCATCCTTCAATGCGCCACCAAACAGGAAGACAGGCTCTGAATCACTGAACGCCGCAGCAATGCCATTTGTTATGTCCGTCAGAACACCCAATAGGTCCGAAGCAACAGGGAGAAGCTGCTCACCAATAGCCACGGCTGCATTCTCAGCCGCTGCGTCCAGCCCCTTCATCTTGTTTGCGAAGCTATCTGATGTCTTGGCCGCGTCCCCCTGGGCATCCTTCGTGCCCTTGAGGATAATGTTATATCGGGCCATCACCTTCTGTTGCTCGCTGGCATCCTTGGCCGCAACACGGAGGCCCATGTTCATCAATTCCTGGTCGAGCGCCGCCTGCGTAATGACCACGCCATACTTCCGCATGGTTTCATGGTTGCCCACCAGAGCAGACTGGAAATCACGAATTGCCTCGTCATCCGCCTGATCGTTAAAGCTGGCCACATCAACAGCCAGCTCCACCATCTGCTTGGACAGGGAGGCCGCTTCATCACGGGCCAGGCCCATCGGCACGAAGGTGTCTTGCAGTGTGGCTGCATATCCCTTCAGGTCATAAACGGAGCGATTAACAGACTCCGCATGTTCTTGTGCCCACGCGTCAACGTCCTTCGCTAAACCCCGGAACACAGTGTTGAACTTGGATTCCATCTCCTCAACGCGGGAGGCGGCATCCGTTGTCCACTTTAGGAAACCAGTCGTACCCCGTGTAACCAGGGCAGCGCCAAGGGCCACACCCATGCGCTTGAAATGACGGCTGATCTGCTCTGTATTCTTCTCAGCTCGCTTGTTGAACTTCGATAGTTCCTTGTCACCCCGCTTCATCTCACGGCGCAACTTTTCCGTGGAGGCGTCAATAACAACTAGCAGTTCTTCAAGTTCTGTTGCCATCAGTCTGCCTTGTAGTCGGGGAATTTATCCATGATTGCCTCGATGCCTTCCTTGGAAGGCAGGTCAGGCTTGGTGCGGGGGGTGTTGGCACGCTCAAAGCCAATGATCGCGGCATTGAGTTCGTGAGGGGTTGCGGCCCAAAACGTAGAAGGCGACCAGCCAAGGCCGCCTAATGCGCTTTCCATCAGTTTCTGGAAGGGGTACTCTTTGAGTTGCTGGCCGCTTTCTGCTTTCCCGGCGACTTGCCGCCCGTCAGGCCGTTCATCACCAGATCACTCACAACGCCCATAAGGTCGATCATGCCCAATTCGGCCATCATCTGACCCAGTTCGTCGTCGTCTGGCAGGTCATCATTGGCTGCTTTTAGGGCCAAAGTGGTAACGATGCACAGATCACGGAACTTGAACTGCTGGCTAACCAGCGCTTCAGGAATGCTGACAAGTGGCATATCAAGGGCATCCTCGATCTGGCACAAGACATCAAAGGTTGGGCGCAGGGCATATGCCTTGCCACCCAACTTGATTGATGATTCTCCCCTTTTCCCGTTCGCCATATTACGACGCAGCTACATAAGCTACGCCACCGGACGAACCCAGCGTGAAGGAGAACTCCTCGACGCCTTCATTCTCACCTGTGACTTCGATGCTGTTCATCTGGAACGCACCTTCAAACCGGTCGCCATGGCCGGAAATCAACTGGTAATGGTCAATCGTGCCATCAAGCGCATTGCTCAGCAGCGTGGCCTTAGTGGCTGCGTTCACGAAGATGCCGCCGCCCGTCATGGACATTGACTTGAGAGAAATACCGTCAAGCATGCGCCGGAAACCTTGATCATCCTTGGTGGAGACATCGACTTCGGTGTTGTCAATTGAAAGGCTCGTGCTTTTGAGGCCCGCCAACTGCGTGGTGGCCGTGACCTTCTTGATCACGCAACTGTCTGCCGCATTAGCAGTCAGCGTGACTGCCGAACCGCCTTCTGTAAGCGAGACCTGGAAGTCATCACTTGCTGTGCTGACCACATAATAGATGCGCCCTTCTTCAAGACCGCCTGGGGCGGTGCCTTCAGAGAAGACAATCTGGTCATTGTCTGTATATGGGTTGGATGATACCGTGATCAAATCGGTTGCGGACGTGACGGTAAAGGCATTGCCTGCCTCAGTCGTCACAGACTTGATCACGAACTCGCGACCTGCTTCTGCCGTCATAATACTCTCCTAGTCGGCTTGGGTTAATACGCGGATGCGTGTGGCCCCGTGGTAAACCTCGGGATCTTCTGGGTCTTGCATGTCTTCTTCGAAGATCACGCGGGTGTTGATAGCCGTGTGGCCATCAAGGGTTAGTGTCTGGTGGTGCAGCGCCGTGCGGACTTGCTCCATCAGGTCAAGGCACGGCTTTGACCCCGCCCCGCTCGTCCATGAATGGATGGTCAGGGTGATATCCTTGCCGTCTGTTGTCTTGGTGTCGTATGGGGCCGATGTCTTGGCCCCGAGTTCCACATAGGGATAGCCCGTGCCCTGCGGCACATGGTCGTGCACAGGGGTCGGTGTACAGACCGCCTTCAATGCTGCGAGTACCGCCTTGAGAACGGCAGCCTCGGCACTAGCCACCTAGAGCCACCTTTGTCAGTGTGGCGTCAATTTCTTTCTTCAGCTTCACCTTGGCCTTGGGCCGCACCACTTCAAAGGCTGGGGTCAGGAAGGGCTGCGCGGGCATCTTGGATGTGCCCAGTTCAATGAACTTCCCGTAATACGCTTTCCTCTTCGCGGCCTTGGTTCGCACACCCACCTTGGCAGACATGCCGTCCCGCGATACCTGCCGGGTCAGCTTTTTCTTCAGGGTGCCTGTATCAACCGGCACACGGGACTTGGCCTCGGCCAGTATCTCGTCTGCAACCTCGGTCATGGCATCCTTGATGCCCTGCCGTGCCTCTGGCTCCAGGCGCTTGATCTTCTTTCGGAGGCTCGACATGCGGGCATAACCCCGCGCTCGCCCTCTGCTTTTCTTAGCCATTAGGCCTTAACTCCGAGACGTTCATTTCAAGCCACCGCCTGCGCCCGTCCGGGTCTACAGGGGGTTCCGTTACTTCAAGGGTCTTGCTGCCCCACAACAGTGTGGTAGAGGCGGTTACGTCGGTCCTGTAGCGCATTGTCAGACGCCATCTTGCCTCTGTCTGCATCTGGGCCGCCCGAAGGCGCTCCGACCCTCGGAGAGGTAAAATACGGGCCGATACGGTATCGCCCGCGACAACTGTTTCCGTCCATTCGCCGTAGTCGTCCTCAACGCGGCTGATTGACTGGATCGTCACACGCTCTCGCATCTCCCCGATCCGCATCAGTGGACCTTGTACTTGGCAAAGATGGCCTCAAGGGAGAACGGCACCTTGGCAACTGTTGTGCCGGTAATGATCGGCTCGCGGGTCTCGTGCCAGTGCGCCACCAAATGAAGCAGGCCCACCTGCAAATCACGGGGGATGTCGTTCCAACTGGAACCAAACCCGGCCACAAAGCGCACCTTTACAGCATTTGCCTCCGTTCTCAACGTAGGCCATGACACACCATAGGCACGGTCAACACGCCCCGGCGCAACATCACTAATCAGCGTGTACTGATCAGCGGCCAAAGTCTGCTCATCGCCCGCCGTGTCGATGTATTTCACCGATGTTACAGATTGCACCTTTGACCGTGGCAGCCGAAGACAATGGTCAACAGGCCATGCGTCCCAAGTGGCGTCATACGTCTCATTCAGCAGGCTACGGCCTGTTGTGCCATGCTCGCCAAAATACTGCCCCGCCGCTGCGTCAATCAGCGTGGTCAGCAGGGCATCATCGTCCGTGCTGTCAATCCGAAGGTGAGCCTTGGCCTGATCTAACAACAGGGGCGCTACAGATGCTGGGGTTACAAGCGACA